ATGGCAGTAGCACTTGAAACCGAAAGAAAGGAATTAGAGAACCAGACAAAGGACATTGAGGAAATGATTTCACTGCTGAAGCAGCTGACCAGAGACGAGAAGCGTGAAGTCAAAGGAATCATGATCGGATTGCAGATGGCAAAGCAGGCAGGACTGACGGCATAGAACAGGCCCCGGCGGAAATGCCGGGGAGTACATAGAAAAGGAGAAAAGAATGAAGCTGAATGTGAAAAAGTTCATGGAAACAGAAATGGGCGGCGAATTAGAAGAAACTATTCGCACATGGGACAAGGCCATTGATGAAAAAAGAAAAGCAACACCGGGAATCGGAAATCCAGATCAGGGACTCGGCTTTAAATACTGGGACAACACTTGCAGAAGTTGCCAGGACAGATGGGAAGTGTTCAAACTGGCAATCAAGCAGTTTTATGGAATTGAATTTTTCTTCACAAGAACAGAGGAATACTTCGGAGTGTGCAGCGAGGATGAACAAGTGTGGTTGATAAAAGAAGAAAAAGATACAACAAAAATCGGTTCAAAGGAATATCTGGTTTTAGCAGATTGCCTTGTGGATTCCTGCATGATGACATGGGAAATCAAAGCAGATAATGACGAGCAGGCATACATGAAAGCAATGAGCATCGTAAGAAAAACGAGAGAGGCAGATAGCGGCACATGTGAGACGATACCGATTCGAGGTGGAGCATGGGCGGACGAGATGAACAGTTGCTTCTTTAAAGAACTGAAAAAAGTAAATGAATTCAGAATATGTGAGGAATACGGCAAAGAGTATCCAGACAATATGTTTGCATTAAGGGGGTAAAAACATGACAACGAAAGACCAGGAAAGACAGGCAATCGAAAAGATCAGAAAGATCGTGGAAGGACTCGGAGAAAACAGTTATGTAGGGTTCGCAATGGAGGGAGTCCTGGAACTGGCAGAAGACAACATTCGAGAAGATACTGCGTACAGCATGAAAGAAAGTGCAGAGATCGCGTGGGAGAGAGCAACCAAAGCAGAGAAAGAGAACAAAGACCTGAAGAAGACCGTCGAGAAGAGAGAGGCAACCATTTTAGAACTGAACACGGAACTCTGCAATGCGAAAGCGAACGAGATTTCTGAGGAACTGGTTCAGGAGATGTATTGCATGGCCTATAACAAGGAAGCAGGAGCACAGAAAAAGATGGAGCAGGCAGCGGATCAGATGGCAGAAGCCACTATCGCCGGAGAAGATGCACATGGATTCGCAGAGGAGTACAAGAAGCAGAAAGAGAACCGGAACAGATACAGAAAAGTGATGGAGATGCTGGACAAGAGAGAAAGACGGAGGGCCGGAAGATGAAAAAGATAGATTTCAGACAGAGAGCAGCGAAAACAGAAGAAAGAAAACGTAAAAGCAAGTATGCGGATGTGATGGTCAGAGCGACGGTGATGGGTCTGATGAAACCGGATGAAGATGTGGACAGAATGATGGACATTGAAAGCGCAGACAAGAAGTTCAATATGCGTCTGGACGAGTGGCTAAATGCGGATGACTTCAATTTCGCCCATGATTTCTATGGAATCGTGAACAACATCAACAGAGAGAAAGGGTTCCAGGCAACGGACTTCGGATTCTTCATTCCGAGATTCGCCGGAAGAGATAACTGAACATAGTTTCAAATAGCCGAAACAGGGGCGAGGTCCCTGTCTGGACACGACGGCAACGTGTTCACTGATGATGGCAAGCCGAGAGACATCATCAGAGCATCGTGAAAACATGGCGGTGCGTACAGTCTGTCAGAACACTGTACGGATGGATAACAGGTTTTAGCACTTTTTAAGGCGAAAAGGCAGACACGGTGAGAACGCTTGCCAGAAAGAAGGCGATACAGATGTTTAATGAACAGCGGCCAGTGCAAATTCTGGAACTGTTCGGAGGAATAGGGAGTCCGCGATGTGCACTCCGCAACCTCGGCATCCCGACAAAGGCGATTGACTATGTGGAGATAGATGAAAAGGCCGTGAGGTCATACAATTCGATGTTCGCGGAGGAATTGCCGTACAAGACGCAAAGCGTTGTTGGATGGAATCTGAAGCCTGACATCCTGATTCACGGAAGTCCATGTCAGGACATGAGCATTGCAGGGCATCAAGGGAAAGCAAAGGCGGAGGACGGAAGAATCAACAGAGGCAAAGGAGCAGATCAGGGAAGCGGAACACGGTCAAGCCTGATGTGGGAGACAATACATATCATTGAGCAGATGGGAAAGTGGAAGCCAAAATATGTGATATGGGAGAATGTGCGGAACGTAACGAGCCGACACATGATCGCAAACTTCATCCGGTATCAGAAAGAGATGGAACACATGGGGTACACGAACAACTATGAGGTGCTGGATGCTAGAGAGTTCGGATTGCCGCAGGCAAGAGAAAGAGTGTTCACAATATCAGTCCTCGGAGGAGAGAAGTTTCAGTTCGACGAACTGATTCGGACACCGATGCGGAGCATTGATGAGTTTCTGGAAAAGAACGAAGAAGTGCCGGAAGTGTACGATGTGACACAACCATCCGTGAGAGAGGTGATCGGAGTGACCGGGAGCGTAAGAAGAGCGACGGTCATCGAAGACTATGCCTTCACGATCACAACACGGCAGGACAGAACACCAGCACAGGTGATTGACTGCGGAAATGGAAGATACAGATACCTGACGGAGTTGGAGTGCTGGCGGTTACAAGGTTACACAGACGAGGACTTCGAGAGAGCAAAGAAAGCGCAGCAGAAGAAAGGGAGATACTACACGGCATTATATAAGCAGGCAGGGAACAGCATCGCAGTTCCAATATTTGAAAGCATCTTCCGAAAAATAATACTGAATGAAGTCAGAGAAAAGGAGGAACAAAGGTGAACGACGGACCAATAGTGAGAAGAATTTCATTCGACATTCACGGAGAGTTCATCACGCAGCTTGCGAGAGAATGGTTTTACACCGGAGAAAAGAGCCATGAGAAAGTCATTGAGATTCTGATGGACAGTATGACCGGGACAGATACACCAGAAGCGCAGATCAGGAGATACGCAGAGGACATTCTGCTCGGCCGCGCCGCTCTGAAGGGGAGCACGGCAGCAGGTACATATCATCTCGAAACATATGAACCGGGAGAAGAAGAGCAGATGCCGCAGAGTATGAACATCTGGAAAGAAGTCGAAAGACGGAAGAAAGCAGAGAAAGACCTGCGGAGGATGATTGAACGGTGGGACGTAGCAATGGACCACATATCAGAAAGTACACAGAGAGAAATCAGAAAGGAACTCGGAGAAGAGACTGCGGAGGATAGACAGCAGGATGCACTCGGCAGTTTCATGAAACGAATGATGGATGAAGAAAATCACACCACAGAGGATTATGGATGGTTAGAGCCGGACGGAACTTTTCATGGAGTGGAATGGGGAGCACATCAGGAATGGGCGCAGAATTACATGAGCGAAAAATTCCCGGAGGAAGCAATGAACGGAGACATTGACTTGCAGACAAAATGCAATGTCGGCCTGATTGGAGCAGGAGACTGGCTTGTCGAAAGAGGGTGGGTTCTCTTACACAATCCGAGTCAAGGAATTGCTTTTCCGACAAAGAATCCGGTCAAAGAGTACACAAAGGCACAGAAAGAGTTCCTGTATGACTATTACATGGAAAGAGATTGCAAAAAGGAGGCGAACGCAATATGGCAGGAAGACGAATGAAAGTAGAGGAGAGACTGCGTGAGGAGTTATCCAGAGGATGTGAATACTCCGGTACACAGGAGAATGTTCAGGAGTCCTTCGAGGAGATGGCAGAGCAGATCGGAATGGAAGGAGACTGGGACGAGATTGAAGTGAAGGACTGCGACGGAAACGAATTTGTGCTTCAGGATGTCATCGAGCAGTTTTACGACATAATGATCGAAAGAGTCCTGAATTATATCGGCGCGGAATGAGGAATAGTACATGAGAGCAATGAACATTAAAGACAGAGTGAACACAATCATTGAACACCAGAGAGAAGTTCTTCGAGGAGAGATAGAAGAGTTCGAGGAGAAATTGAGAGGCACAATGGAATACTGGGGATGCGGAGGACCGTACAACAGACAGGAAGAAGCCATCGAAAGACGGAAGAAACAACTGGACGAACTCGATGACTTTGCAATGCAGTTGAACAGAGCAAAGAAGCACGAAACAGTGAGAATGTGGATATTCGGATGCAGAAGCTGTGGAAGTATAACGATGGTGAACAGACAGCCTTTTGACGATTGGCATGAATGCCCTGTATGCAGGCAGATGGTCCATCTGAACAGCCTGCCGAGTAAAGAGTTTGAAATCGTGGATACAGGAGAAACATGGCAGGAACAGATCAAGAGAGCAGCAGAGGAGGGGAACTCATGGCAGTAAGAACACAGCCGGATGTACTGAAGGTCTTTGCAGCGATCGCAATGATCGTCAACAGTCGGGAAGATTCAGCAAAAGTGAAATTGACAAGTGTAACCAGAAAGACAGATAGAGAAGAGAAAAGAAGTGCATGAAATGAAAAAGCCTTCGGAATTGCTAGCAGGCTTCCGAAGGCGATTCGTTGACGTTCAGGTCAACACACATCTCGGTATTATTGTACTGCGAACGGCCTGAAAAGTCAATCAAAACAAGTCTACCGAAGCGGTTCGGCGGACTTGTAATGGATAGTAACACTTCGACGATAAAGAGAAGTAACAGAGGTGATTCAGGATGGAGCAGAGCAAGAGACGGAGAAAGAAAAACGTCTATGTAGAGTATGACTATGAAGAGGCATATCAGAAGCAGATTGAGAATCTGGAAGAGGACATCATCAAGAGGATGATGGATGGAAAGAAGATCAAGTATGTGTATGCCACAAAGGAGATCAAAGCAGGGGAGCAGTTGGAAGTCGAGATATATCCAGAGTTCACCAGAAAGAGAGCCGAAGAGATTCCAGAGGAGGGCAGAAGGAAGAAGGACAGACAGGCACAGAGGAACCTGAATGAGAAGAACAGCAGGAAACAGTGTGAGAGAGTCATCGAAGAGAATTTCGGTGACGGGGATATGTGGGCAACGTTCACATATTCGGCAGAGTACACACCTGCGAGCATGAAAGTGGCGAAGAGCCATATGCAGAACTACATCCGCCGCCTGAACTACCAGAGAAAGAAGAGAGGTCTTCCGAACGCTCGGTATGTGTACGTTACGGAGCAGGGAGAGAAAGGCAGATGGCATCATCACATCGTACTCGATGGAGACATGGACATGGACACAGTGGAAAGTCTCTGGACATACGGAAAGAGGAATCAGGTTCGCCGCCTTCAGAAAGACGAAAACGGCCTCGTGGGGATGGCGAAATATGTGTCAAAGCCGAAGGGCAAGGGGAAGGACTCCGAAGAAGGAAAGTATCAAAAAATCTGGACTCCATCGAAGAACCTGAAGAAACCGGATAAACATAAGAATCATTACAAGACAAAGCAGAGCCATGTGGACAAGATGGTCAACGGTACGCTTCCGGTGCAGGAGCATCTGAACAAGTGGTACGCATCAGAGGGTTATGAGTACACGGAATCAGAGATCAGGTACAACAAGTGGAACGGCCAGTATTACATATATGCTCGAATGAGAAAACGGCAGGAGGAGAAAGGAGGGAAGAAGAGATGAAGACGAAAGAGTTGATTGAGTACCTTCAGGGATTCGACACAGAATCCGAAGTGCTGGTCATTGCAGCGAATCCGAAAGAGCACAAGAAGTATGACGGAAAGATGTTCGGAATCACGGACGGAGGACAGCCGATCTTCTGCGTTGAGGTCAGCAACGAGTCCAATCTGGACAAGGAAGAGATTGCGGCAGCAGCACAGGATAAAAGAGAGGCAGAACAGAAATGAATTTGAGATACGCAAAGCGAAGCGAGGACACGGAGCAAATTAACGTGGCATCATGGGCGGCTTGGAACGAGAGACAGTACCCGGAACTGAAATGGCTGCATCATATACCAAACGGAGGCAGCAGAAACAAGGCAGAGGCGGTCAAACTGAAGCAGATGGGAGTGAAGTCAGGTGTCTCTGATCTCTGCCTGCCGTACCCGAAAGGAATTTACTGCGGACTGTACATCGAGATGAAGTTCGGAGACGGAAAGCACCAGAAGTCACAGAAAGAGTTCCTGACAGACATGGCAGCAGTCGGACACTACGTCGCAACCTGCTACACATCAGAGGACGCAGTGAAGGTGCTGCGAGAGTATTGCGAGTTATTATCTCCGCAGTGGATGAAAGAACCGAATAACAGCGTCTGGAAAGAGGGAACAATCTCACCACTGAAGAAAAAGTGAGGACAAGAGCATGGATGAATATGCAGCGGTAGTCAGAAAGTTCTATGAGGTGTACAGACCTATCGGGAGAAGATACAACTTGCGTGTTCACAGTAGATTCTCCATGAACAGACCCGGATTCATCAAAATTTATCAGGGAGACGGTCCCGATCGGAAGCAGATCATCAAAGTTAAAGAGGACGATGACATCGCTTGCTATAAAAGAGCGATTGACGAACTGGAAAGCTGGGCGAAGAGCCGGGAAGACGAAAACGCGAGATACAGGACAGCGTGAGGCGGAGTGAATACGCTATCCCGTGCGGAAAATATTTCGTGACGAATGAACACGCAGAACGCTTGCGAAGAAAATTGAAATTGATAACAGGAGGACACACATCATGAAAATTATTGCAGTTATGACACAGAAGGGCGGAGTCGGAAAGACGATGACAGCATCATCGCTGGCATACATCCTCGGAGTAGAGCACGGAAAGAGAGTGCTCATCGCTGATGCAGATCAGCAGGGGAACATCTCAATGTTGTACGGCAGATTCGAGCCGCAGGGCATCGGAATGTCGGAGTTATTAGAAAAGCACCGGGCGATCGGTGGTACATATAGCACAGAACAGTTGATTGACGAGACACCATACGAAAACATCAGCATCATTCCGACGAACGGATTCCTGATGAGAACGAACATGACACTGCTCCTCTTGGAACAGGACAACCAGATTCTCCGTTTCAAGATGGCGATGGAGGAGATTCAGGACCGATACGATTATTGTATCGTAGACTGCGGACTCCTGATGGATATGACAGTGACGAATGTTCTGGTGGCAGCAGACCTCGTGATTCTTCCGGTGAAGGTCGGAGGGTTCGAGATCGAGGCGATTGTGAACATGGAGGAGCAGTTGGAAGACCTGCGAGGATTCAATCCAGACATCAGGATGAAGCTGCTCATGACGATGCGTCAGAAGAACATGACAAGTCTTCAGGTTGAGGAGTGGTTGAAAGCGTCATCCGGTCAGGATTGCTTCCAGACGGCAATCAGACGCTCAATCGTGGCAGAGAAGGCAACAATGGAGCACGTACCCCTGCCGAAGTTCTCAAAGAGCGGAATCGTCGCAAAGGATTACAGAGAAGTGGCAGAAGAGTTGCTGAAGGACATGGAGGGATAAAGGATGATGTTCGAATCAAGAAACAGCAGGAAGGAAGCAGACGGCATGGAAAGCACGGCAACAATTAGAGGCACGGCAACAATTAGCCTGAAGACGCTGGATGAGTTAAGAGCGAAGGCGAAAGAGGCAGAGCAGGAGAAAAAACGGAGCGAGAAGTTCACAAAGAAACTGATGGACTGCTATGGATTCGATGCAGAGGAGTATGACAAGGCACTGAAGGAGATAGATAACAACAGGGACCTGACAGACAAGCAGTGCTCAAAACTGGTCAGAGAAGCAATGACGAAGCACCTGAAGATCGTGATTGACCCGGAGAAACTGAAAGAACTGATTCAGGAATACATCGACGAGGAAGCATCGGACGAGCATCTGGACATTGCGAAAGCAAGTATGAAGGAACTGAGACAGATTCAGGTGGTACTGAAAGAATAGTTATCCCAGCAGAAAATGTGGATATTGTGGATAAGTCATCAGATACAGAGACAAAGGAGGATAAGTAATGGCAGCGGGATGGAGCGTCATGGACGCAATCAACCGGAACAGCAAAGCAGCAGCGGAAGAAAGACCGAAGGCACGGTTCAGAACCAGAGACATCAGCGTGAAAAAGATGTACAGCAATGACATGAACTTTTATTCCAGACAGGATATCGAGGAGTTGTCGAACCTCATTCTCGCCGTGGGACTGATTGAGAATATGGCAGTTACATATGACCCTTGCGAGAAAGGAGAGTACAGAATCATCTCTGGTGAAATGAGATGGAGAGCATTGAACCTTCTGCTCGAAAAAGGGTATTCAGAGTTCGAGGTGGCAACGTGTCAGATTCTGACACCTGCCGAAGAACACGAGGAGATGGTGCAGATCATCGTTGCGAACTCATACAGAACGAAGAACATCAAAGATCAGCTTGAAGAAGCACAGAAGCTGAAAGAGTCCTTGCAGTACATGAAAGAACACGGACTGACACTTCAGGGAATGAAACTGGACGGAAAGAAGATCAGAGATGTCGTGGCGAACATCATGAAACTGTCAGGAACGAAGGTGGCACAGATTGATGGAATCAACAGTAATTTGTTGCCGGAGTTCGTGGAGCAGTTGAAAGAAGGCAAGCTGACGTTCTCTGCTGCATACGAACTCTCTGGAATGTCAAAAGAAGATCAGGAGGAGATGCTGAAGGCACATGAAGAGGGCGAGGCCCCGACATGGAAAGAGGTCAGAGAAGCGAAGCGGGCAGAGCCGGAAGAGGTGTCAGAGTCTGACACGTTACCGGGACAGATGGAATATCCGAAGGACTATGAGGAGTCAGAGGGCGAAGAAGAGTCCGATCAGGAAGAAGAACCGGAGCACGAGGAAGAGTGGGAGCAGGCGCATCCAGAGAGCATCACATCGTTGTGCTACTCCTGCCAGAGATACGCAGATTGCAACGTGAAGACAGGAACCTGCGAGAACTGCGATCAGTACGTCAACAAGGCAGAGGCGGAGAAAACAGACGAGCAGAGGTATGATGAGGAGCAGGCAGCAATCGACAGAGAAACAAAGAGAAAGCTGCAAGAGCGAGAGCAGGAAGAGAAGATGCAGCATCTTCCTTCAGACGACAAGAAGAAAACGATCCGGCTGTCCTGCGATACGTTCGACCGGATCAGAAACAAGACACAGACCTTCCTGATCGTGAAGTCTACAGAGATCAGCGAAAGCAGCACGATCATAGCGATGGAGTTCAGAGAGGGCAGGGCGACAGGAGAGCAGATGCAGCTGAGGGTGAACCACCTGGAAGACAGCAGCACATCGTCGGCACTGGTAGATGGCTACTGCGTGATCGGGATAGAAGAAGAATAGGGAGGAAGGAAGAAAGAATGAAACTGAACAAGATTTCCTGTGTGTTATGTAAATACACTGCTGAATGTATGGAGGGAGAAATGGGAGAAAAAGTTGCAATCGACAGAGCGATTGAAATTGTAGAAGGGACAAGCGAAAACGATGAATAAAGTAATTTTAATGGGACGATTGACCAGAGATCCGGAGATGCGTAATTCTAACGGAGAGAGTAACACGGTAATTGCACGCTATACGCTGGCAGTGGACAGACGCTACAAGCGTGAAGGCGATGCAGGTGCTGACTTTATCAGCTGTGTGGCATTTGGCTGCAGTGCAGAGTTTGCAGAGAAGTATTTCCGCCAGGGCTTGAAGATAGTGATAACCGGCCACATCCAGACCGGGAGCTATACCAACCGAGATGGTAACAAGATCTATACAACAGACGTGGTGGTTGAGGATCAGGAATTTGCAGAAAGCAAAGCGGCAGCAGGACAGGCAGCAGACAGCAGACCGCAGCAGAAAGCAGATCAGATGCCGGTGGATGCAGACGGGTTTATGAATATCCCAGACGGTATTGACGAAGAGCTGCCATTTGCATGATGAGCAAGCAGCGGTATTTATGGCTGGCAGTGACTGCGGATGGATACGAACTGCCGCTGATCGTTGAGGATACGGCAGCGGCATTAGCAAGGCGGCTGGGAGTCAGTGAGGATACCGTCAGGGTGATGGAATACCGCGGAAAAAATGAAATGTACAGAAGAACGAGAAAAGGACCGATGCCGGGCTTTGGAACCCGGTACAAGGTCCGGAAAGTGGAGGTGGATGGATGAGAGATATACTGTTCCGGGCAAAATTAAAAGATACGAATTACTGGGCAGAGGGATTCTATTGCAGTATGAGAGAGACGACATACTGTTGCGAGGAAGATTATAAACGGCATCCTGTACCGTTGCATCATCTGATTGCAGTGGACGAAATGACAGACTGGGGTCTGCCAAACAGATTGCGACTGTATGAGATCAACCCGGAAACATTATGCCAGTATACAGGATTGTGTGATAAGAATGGTAAGAAAATCTGGGAAAATGACATTGTACAGTATGGGGAATATACGGCTGTTGCCAGACATGGAAAATATACAGCAGGATTTTATGTTGATTTTCCAGAGGAAACAAATTACAGAAAAGATCTGGGCTACTGGTACAAAAAAGTAAGTGTGATCGGCAATGTGCTTGAAGATACAAAAGGAAACCGTCTGGAATCCCATACAGTTAGCGAGTCCGGATGGATTCCGGTGACAGAGAGAGTGCCGGAAAATGATGATTATGTGCTGATGTCGTTTGAAAATTCCTCTCGTTCATCGGTTGGGAGATACGTGGGCGATGAAGAATTAGGCGGTGCATGGTATTTGGAGGATTACTTCGGCGAAGATATCTGTCTGGCGAACGACCTGTTCGTCAATGCCTGGATGCCGCTGCCGAAGCCATACAGGGAGGATGAGTAGAATGGCGACTTGCGACAGGAGAAAAAGATGTTCATACAGGAAGATGATCTAAAATTAAATGATTGGCAGTTTAGCCAGAGAAAATATTTACCGTATAAGGTAAAGAAAACGCTTGCGGAACGCAGAATCAAGGAATGGTATTACAACTGGGATGGTCAAGTATATTTGAGCTATTCTGGTGGCTTGGACAGCACAGCATTGTTGCATATGATAAGAAAAACCGTAGGGTTGGAAGTCCCGGCAGTATTCTCAAATACTGGTTTGGAATTTCCTGAGATAGTAAGATTTGCACGTCAGGCCAGCGGGGAATTTGTTGAAATATATCCCAGATGGAAAGACGGAAGCAGATTAACATTTAAACAGGTAGTTGAGAAATATGGATTTCCGTTAATTAGCAAAGAGACGGCACTGAAGATAAGGAAACTGCGGCATGGAAATTTATCAGACAGATACAGAAACTATTTGATGAATGGCGATGAAAGAGGGAAGTTCGGAATGCTTCCTAAAAAATGGAGATTTTTGTTGGATACACAATTTGATATAAGTGAACAGTGTTGTAACATTACCAAGAAAAAACCGTTTAAAGATTATGCAAAAAAGACTGGAAGAGTGTCATATATTGGGACAACGCAAGATGAAAGTTTTAGACGCGAACACCAGTATGCTCATACAGGTTGCAATGTATATGATGGAAAAACAATTAAGAGCCAGCCGCTTGGTCCTTGGACAAGGCAGGATGTGCTTAGATACATAGTAGAAAATGATATTGAAATATGTTCTGTATATGGCGACATAGAGCAAACGCCCGGTGGTATATACTACACAACAGGTGAACAGCGTACCGGATGCATGTTCTGTGCTTTTGGTGCACATATGGAAAAGTGTCCGAATAGATTCCAACGAATAGCAATGACACACCCAAAGCATTATCAGATCTGTATGGAATTAAAAAATAATGGGGTAAGGTATCAAGATGCACTGGAAACATGCGGAATAGAGACAGAAACATGGGAACATATTGGACAGATGAACATAATGGATTTTTTAAACACAGGAGAAAAACAATGTTGATTATAAGTCAGAATAAAGAAAAAGTAATGCGGTTTGGCATATCTTTCAACGCGTTAAAGTATGCAGAACGAACCGATCGCAAAGGGAAACAGACGATAGTCAGACACACAATCTGCATATCAGATGGATTACTGGAAGAGGTTGCGGAATACGAAAGTAAGGAGCGGTGCATGGAAGTGATGAAAGAGTTTTGCGAAGCATATACAGATGGATACTACACGACGGAATATTTCGATGATTCAGCAAAACCGCAGGAGGGCATTGCGGATGATGTAACGGAGCTGATCCGGCACTTTGGGGAGGACAACGCAGAGGCCCTGGAAAAACTGTATCAGTGCGGCATAGCAGATAACCTGTATGACAATATCAACCGATTGGTTGACAGAGCGAATTGAACAGCCAGATCAGAAAGTCGAAGAGCCGGAAAAAACAGTAATTTCGCCGGCGAAAAAAACGGAAGAAAAAGAAGAAACTGTTCCGGAAATCATTGAAAGTGCAACTGAAATTGAAGAAAGCGTTCCGAAAATCATGGAAAATGTGGTTGAAATTGAGGAAGACATTCCGAAAAATGCTGAAAATGAAGTTGAAGTTGAAGAGAACGTTCCAGAAAATACAGAAGAAGCGGAAATTCAAGAACGGGTTCTGAAGACTAAGGCATACTGCAAAGAGATTCAAAGAGCAATGGAAAGAAAAGAATATGAAACAGCGATGAGAATAACTGAAAAGATGATGAAGTACATCAGGAGAGTTATTGAAATTAGCGAGTAAAGATGAAAGGTGGAATGAAATAATGTTTGTGCATTTGAAGGATTTTAAAAGACTGCTCAAACAAGCCTACACAGGTGTAGGCTTGTGCGTGGCACGAAGAGGGGATGATGTGCTGTTTGGCGGTTCTGGCTGGGTGATTGTTACAGAAAAAGAATCCATGGATAAAAAGCAGCTGGCAGCAGTTATTGAACTGACGGGAGAGCTTCCGGGAAAAGGAGAAGCTTTTAAGGCAACGAAGGAAGAGAACCAGTACGAAATCGGCGAGGTTCGCTGGGGTATGATAGACAGAACAGAGAACCGAGAGGAAGAGGAGAAATTAACCGTGACGCCGATTGTGTTGGAAAGATACCCAAATGGAAAGGCCATGAGGGTATTACAGGCAGCAGACGGACGGGTAGAAGTGTTAAATGACAGATTCGTAAAAGCAATTGATTCTGCATCGATGAACTTAGATCATGAGCATGAAGTTCAGGGACCGTTCTTTAATCCTAAATTTCCGAAGCAGGTGTACTGGAAAAGCGAAGCAACGACACTGACAGCTATCTTGTACGATCAGGACGAACTGAAAGAAAAAGATATCCTGGAGTATCTGCGGGATATAAAAATGGAAGGGTGAGAAAAAGAATGAACGGTAATAAAAACTGCAGCACATGCAGATATCATAGTGAAAATGGAGTATGCTGGTGTACAAGAAGTGATGAATTCGCTAATGCAATAATAGATACATACCGCTGTAAATACTATCAGGAAAAAATGAAATATGACTGGAGAATGTCAGTATTGGACAGGTTCATGAAAGGGGCGGGAAGATGAAGGATGAAAGCAGCTGAGAAGAACGCCAAACGGCGAGCACATTATAACCATCTGGAATGTGCAGTGGATGCTGAGGCGGTTAAACGGTTCCATGAGCCAACTTATTCACAGCGGATCCCGCACTATGTGAAACAGGTATATGAGCAGCTGGAACCGGCAGCAGGCCTGAGCGGGTTTGAGATTGTCGGCCTGAGGGACCGACGAACCGGCAAGGAGTATTACAGGAACGATGATGGGTTGCATGAACGAAAATAATAGCAAGGAAATGCATGAGGGGAGCGGACAATGGAAATCATAACAAAACTGGAACAGTACTATTCCATGAAGCAGGAAGCCAAAGACCTCCGGCAGAGGATTGAGGCAGGGGAGCGTTACCTTGCAGAGATGGAGAAAGAGGGATGTCAGGTATCAGACACAGTGACAGGGACACGAAAAGATGGGACGATCGGAGCGATCTGTGTCACCGGCTTCCCGATTCCGGAATATGAAAAGATTAAAACAATGACGAAAAAGAGAATAGCAAGGCTGAAAATACTGGAAGAGGAACTGATCGAAGCGATGAACCAGGTGGATGACTTCATCAACCGGATTCCGAAAAGTGAACTCCGGATGATTTTCCGCCTGTATTATATTGATGACTGTACATGGTTTCGAGTTGCACACACCATGAACAGCCGTTTTCCAAAACGGAAAAGCAAATATACGGCAGACAGCTGTCGGATGTTACATAACCGGTATTTGGAAAAAGTTGAAAAAAATTAAAAAATGTTCGCTCACGTTCGCATAAAGTATGTTATAAATAAAATGCAAGAACAGACAGACGCATATATCCTGATGTTCGAAAAAAGCCGCCGATCCTCTTGGTGGCGGCTGACGGAATGTAGTTTAAGGGAAAAACATACGGCGTTACGCACCGTAGACTCTGGTTCGACCCCAGACTTTCCGATCGGCAGCAGATGTTGCCGCTGCTGTGAATAATCAAATACTTTTCCTTTCAGAAAACGCACTTTAAACAAGGTGCGTTTTTTGCTTACGTAAAAATACGTAAAAAGCACTTGTAATACGTAAAAATACGTGGTATAATATAAGCATGATAAGGAAAGGAGATAAATAACATGCCAATGAGTTCAAAGGAGATGATAAAACTTCTCCAGAAAAATGGTTTCGTGATTGTCAGCCAAAACGGTTCGCACGTTAAAATGACAAACAGAGAAACCAAAAGAACGGTAATCGTTCCTTATCACTCCAAAGACCTGAAAAAGGGAATGGAGCAGGCAATACTGAAACAGGCAGGGCTGAAATAGTCCTGCCACCTGAAAAGGAGGATTGTGCATGAACAGGTTATTTTATCCAGCTGTTTTTCACACAGCAGAAGAAGGTGGGTTCTGGGTAACGTTTCCGGATATACCGGAGTGCATGACACAGGGAGACAATATGCAGGAAGCTTACGAAATGGCAGTTGATGCATTAGGATTGTCATTGACAAGCAGAGAGGCAGAAAAAGAGGAGATTCCGAAAGCATCTTCGCTTGATGAAGTAGATGCAGAAGACGGTACACTGGTCATTGTAGAATTTGACATGGCAGAGTATCGCAGACGAAACAGCTCAAGGGCAGTCAAGAAGACACTCAGCATTCCAGAATGGCTGAATGAGGCAGCAGTCCGTAAGGGTGTGAATTTTTCGCAGATCTTGCAGGAAGCATTAATGTCAAAACTTGGAATCCAAAGACAATAGAAAAAGATAAAAGACGAAAGGGGCATCCGTTTAGCGGATGTCCTTTTTGCATGCTCAAACAGGAGGAGCGGAATGACCGGAAGAAAAAGTAAATATGAAACACACGTGAAGCCGTATCTTCCGGAAATTGAGAAGTGGTGCAACACCATGACGGAAGCACAAATATGCAAACGGCTTGGTGTTGGGAAGAGTGCATGGAATGAATATAAAAAGAGATTCCCGGAACTAATGGAAAGTATTAAAAGGGGAAGGACAGACCTTGTATCTGATCTGAAAAGTGCACTGATTCGAAAAGCGAAAGGCTATGAATACACAGAAACCAAGATCACAAAGCAAAAAGCAGAGCTGCCGGATCTGATGAAACAGGCACTGATTGAAGCTGGTTTCAAAAAAGAAGACCTGGAAAGAGTTGACCTTGTAAAAACAGAAATCAGCCGTAAGAAAGCTTCTCCGGATGTTGCGGCAATCAATTTGCTGTTAAAGAATTACGATAAAGAAAACTGGGCAAACGATCCGCAGATGCTGCAGATCAGGCAGGAAGAGTTGCGGCTCAGAGAAAAACAGGTAGAGAGCAATACATGGTAAGTGAGGTTAAGGAATGGCAGATAAAAAAGTATATGGTATGTATGAAAACAAATGCAAAGTAGAAGTCATACCAAGAGAAGATATCAAGAAGATGATGATTGATATCAGTGTGACACCGAACGATGGAATAAAAACAAAAACAGCGACATGCCCAGATGGATGCAATGAATCTAATACAGTAGTACTTGGTATCAATGTGTCACAATATTCAGGAAAAACAGAGATATCAACTGGATCATACTGCATCTCAAACGGTTCAATACAGAACATCGCAGCCGCAATGCTGGATGGAAAGAATATATGGATTTACGTAAATACAGATCTGCTTGGAAGTACAACGGATAAAGTGACTGTGTGGATCAATCTTCTGAGGTACAATTGATATGAAACATACATTAGATACATTCTATAAGTCAAAAGAGTGGGTGAGTCTGGTGGGTACTATCAGATTGCAGAGGATCAATGCTCAGGGTGATCTGATCTGTGAGTACTGTGGGGAACCTGTTGTGCGGGCATACGACTGCATCGGACATCATGTTATTGAACTTAACGAAAACAACGTGAATGATGCAATGATCGCACTGAATCCAGATAACATACAGCTTGTACATCATAAGTGTCATAACAGGATACATAAGAAGTTCTGCTATGGCGAAGACATGCGGCAGATTTTTCTGGTGTATGGATCACCACTGTCAGGTAAGACGAGCTGGGTGAGGGGAGTGCAGAACGAAGGAGATCTGATCGTTGATATCGACAGTATCTGGCAGAGCGTGAGCGGATGCAATCGTTACACAAAGCCTAGAACGCTGAACAGTATTGTATTTGGCATACGGGATTATCTTATTGAGAGCATCAAGTACCGGCGTGGAAAATGGCGGAACGCTTACATTGTCGGCGGTTATCCGCTGATCAGTGAACGCGAGAGACTGTGTAAGATACTTGGGGCAAGGGAAATCCTGATTGACACCAGCAAGGAGCAATGCCTTGCACGACTGAATGAATGTGCGGACGGCAGGAATATTGCAGAATGGACGGAATACATCGAAGAATGGTGGCACAGGTACTCCCCCCACGTCCCTTGATACGATGGATGGGAAGGACTGTCGGGAAGGTTGTTTCTCTCACAGAAAACCGAAAAATGAGATTTTTGGATTTGAAAAATGAGAAAAATTGAAAAAGGAAAGATTCTATGGACAGAAAAGCAGAATTATTAGAAACCATAGACCATAACAAGGCTCTTATACCGTTGGTAAATGAAGTAGTCTTTTTGGAAGGCAGACTTGAAGAACTGAAAAAATTACCGTTTTTAAAGATCCATCCAAAGCAGCCAGACCTGCAGAGAGCCACACCGGCAGCGAAGCAGTATAAAGAGCTTTTACAGCAGTACACAAATGCAGTTAAAATTCTGATGCGGGCAAGCGGCATTGATGAGGATGATGAAGACAGTCCACTGCGAAAATGGGTGAAAGAACATATCAACGGGGGTGAAGAATGATGGATGAGTACGCAGGATTATCACCGGTACACCGGGCGATGGTACAGGCACGCACAGCTCACAGCGACACAATAGGGATAACAGATGGTGATCCACATTTTGTTATTGATACCGTGAGCAGAAAAATTATAAACAACAGCGGAAAAGACACGCTTGTGCAATACGACCATAATTCAGAACGATTAACATTCGAATTACCTCGCTATATCGAAGGACACGATATGAGCAACTGCAATAAAGTGGCAATCAGTTATCTTGATGTCACTGCGGCCGGATTATATGAAGTAGATGATCTGGCAGTAAAAGAGGCAGATACGGAGACAGTTGCTTTCACCTGGTTAATTTCATCGAATGTAACACAGATCGTTGGGAAGATTGCTTTTGCAATCGAATTTGAGTGCGTACAGGAAGGCGGAGAAATCACTTATAAATGGCACACCGGCGTAAATGAAGACATCCGGGTTATCAGCACAATTACAAACGATGCCACTGTTGCACAAGAAAATGTGGATGTACTGGAAAAGTGGAAACAGGAACTGTTTTCAAAAAAAGTCCCGACCAAAACGAGCGAGCTGGAGAATGACAGTGGTTTTTTGGCAACAGACGGTGAGATAAGCTTTGGAAGAAAAGATGGAACATTTGCCGGAATGCAGAGTGTGGCATTGGGGTTGGATGTAGAAGCATTTGGCGATAACAGTTTTGCAGAAGGAAATAATACGGTGGCGTATGGTGACAATAGCCATGCCGAGGGATATCAATCTCAAGCAACTGGTCAAAACGCTCACTCTGAGGGCGAAAATAATATTGCAAGCGGTCAGGGGGCACACGCAGAAGGAGGAGCAGGGACAACCGCATCCAATAAATATGCCCATGCTGAGGGGTATGGGACAACAGCGTCCGCTCAGGCAGCACATAGCGAAGGATATAATACCTATGCAACTGGAAAGTACAGCCACGTAGAGGGGTATAATTCGAAAGCAACCGCGGATATGGCACACGCTGAGAATTATGGGACGGAAGCATCCGGAAAAAATTCTCATGCAGAAGGGCTTATTTCAATAGCCAAAGGAAATGGTTCTCATGCAGAAGGTTTTGGGACGATCGCATCAGGCAAGTACCAGCATGTTCAGGGAAAATACAACGTGGAGGACACAGAAGGCAGGTACGCCCATATCGTGGGCAGCGGGAGCGATGCGGAAAGGAGGAACATCCATACACTGGACTGGGAGGGCAATGCAGAATACGCTGGGGATGTCACTGTGACCGTCAACGGTAAAAAAGTGCACATATCCACAATAGCCGGGGTTTTATTACAGCCCGGAGCTGCAGCCCACAACGCAATCTACCGGGAAAAATATCTGGGTGATACAGTCACTGCTGAACAGGCGGCAGCCATTGCAGATGGTAGCTTCGAAGCCCTGTTCATCGGTGACTACTGGACGATGGGCGGCGTAAACTACCGGATCGCCGATTTTGACTACTGGTACCGCACCGGATTCCCGGAATCGAGCAGAGTAAAAAAACACCACGCAGTCATCGTACCGGATACCAGCATTGCCACAGGGCAGATGAATGGGAGCAATACCACATCGAGCGGCTACCGGAATTCGCTTATGAAATCCAAAATGAACGATACCATATCGGCACTGCCACCGGAAATCCGTTCAAGGCTGCTGGTACATAATGCATTGCTAGATGGTACGTGGACGGAGACATCCGTTGACCTGATGAACGAGATCATGGTGTATGGGTGCTACGTACTGGCTGACAACAGCAACAAGCAGACATCAGAGAACCGTCAGCTCAGCCTGTTCCGGATGAGTCCGCAGGCACGGTATGCCGGTGGTAATTACTGGCTCCGGAATTATGCCAACGCAACAGAGTTCACGCTGGTGTCCTACTATGGAGACGCCAGCAAGGATGCGGCAACCAGCACCTACGGCATCCGGCCGGTATTTGCAATCTGCGGGTAATGATGCGATATGATAATTCGGAAAAAAACCATCTGGACTCCTGACAATTCGTTTCTGCTGGAGTACCGTGCAAGAGCAGAAACAGGAGAGATCGTCATTGGTCAGGAGCTATGGCAGGAGCTCGACAATTTGGCTGAAGACTTTCACAATGAACGCTATTTTTATGACGTTGAAGCAGCACGGCTGAGAATGGATTTCATGGAAAATTGTATCAGACTTACAAAATCACCTTTTTATAATAAACCCATGGTGCTGATGCTGTGGCAAAAAGCATGGATCGAAGCGTTTTACAGCTTCAAAATGGCAGAAAGCGGATTTGACCGGTTCAAGAAAACCATCTTGCTGATTGCCAGAAAGAACACGAAAAGCGAAACGTCTTCAGCTCTGGCAAACAGTGAATTTATTGTAGGAAACGAAGGTGCAGACATATGTTGCAGTTCAAACGATGAGGCACAGTGTAGCATCGTCTACGATGCCATTGATCTGATGCGGCAGCTCTATGATCCGGGAGATCTGGACACGAAGCGAAACCAGCGTTTCATCCTCAATAAGGCAACGAACACGAAAATCTTTAAGATGTCGGACCGTACCAAGAACAAAGAGGGGCGGAATATTGATTTTGCCATTGTGGATGAAACACATGAAATGAAAGAAAACATCATAGGAAAGTCCATTGAACAGTCACAGAGCCTGAAAGATAATCCGAAGTTCATCGACATCACAACAGAAGGATTTGTGATAGATGGCTATCTGGATGAAGAACTGAAAAAAGCCAGAAAGGTGATCAGCAGGGAAGACGACACACTGGCAGGCGAAAGGCTTCTGCCATGGCTGTATACGCAGGACAGTGAACAGGAAGTCTGGAACGGAAACCGGAAAAACCGCTTATGGCAGAAATCAAATCCGACACTTGGGATTGTCAAAAAGTGGGAATACCTGGAAGAACAGGTGGATGTGGCAAGGGAATCAAAAGCTGACCGCATTTTTGTGCTGTCAAAAGATTTCAACATCAAACAGAACGGCACGGAAGCCTGGCTGAACCTGGAAAATTATGAATACCATGCAGTGTATGACCTGGAAGAATTCCGAGGATGTATTTGCATGGGTGCGGTCGATCTGTCAGAAACAACCGACCTGTGTGCGGCGAAAATTCTGATGCTGAAGCCGGGAGATCCGACCAAGTACATCTATCAGCATTACTTCATACCGGAAAGCAAACTGGAAGATTCCGATGACTGGAACGCAGGGGCACGTTACAAGGAATGGGCAAAACTTGGGACTCTGACAATCACAGAAGGAAATGACATCGACCTGGCGAAAGTTGCAGAGTGGTTCTACCAGCTGTATATCGACTACAACATCCGCTTATGGAAATGTGGATACGACCAGCGATTTGCGAAAGACTGGATCAACCGCATGGGATTCTATGGCTGGCAGCGTACCGGGGATGATGATTCTGATCTGGTTATGATTCCGCAGAACGCCCAGACACTTTCAAATGCGATGAAATTGTGCGAAGCGGATCTGAAACACCAACTGATCAATTACAACGAAAACGTTATGGATCGCTGGTGCTTCAAAAATGCGGGCATCAAAGTAGACGATCATGGTCAGTGTCTCTGCATCAAACAGGAAACGAACAAGCGAATAGATGGTGCGGTCTGCCTGATCATCCTGTATGAAATGTACAGGAGATACCGGACGGAGTTCATGCAGATCATTGCGAATGAGAAGTGAGAAAGCAGGTAAATATATGGGATTTTTTGACAGATTAAGAAGAAAACCGCCGAAAACACAGAAGTGGGCACAGACCCTGAATGGTTATGCCCCTGTATTTTCGCAGTTCGGGACAAACATCTATGCTTCTGATGTTGTACAGCAGGCGATCAAGTGCATTGTGGATGAGATGAAAAAATTGAACCCTGTACATATCCGGTACAACGGAAATGACCCGGTACCGGTAAACAGTGATATCCAGACCGTCCTGAACAATCCGAATCCACTTATGACAACGAGTGAATTCCTGGAGAAGGTCATGTGGCTGCTGTTGCTGAATTACAATGCTTTTATCCTTCCGACCTATTACATGTGGGAAGATGAAAGAGGAATTCAGAAAAGGAAATACAGTGGACTCTATCCGCTGAAGCCGACACAGGTAGACTTTATTGAAGATGCATCGGGGAGGATGTATGTAAAAATGCGTTTCGAAAACAATTTCGAAACAACAGTGCCATATGATGACCTCATTCACATCAAGTACAATTATTCCATCAATGAATATATGGGCGGTGATGCGTCCGGTCAGCCGGATCACACAGCACTGCTGAAAACCCTGGAACTGAATGACACACTGCTCAGAGGGATTGCAAAAGCCATGAATTCGAGTTATGCGGTCAATGGGGTTGTGAAGTATAACACAATGCTGGATGACGGGAAGATGGAAGCGGCATTGAAAGAACTGGAGCGAAAACTGAACAATTCAGAGAGCGGATTCTTGCCGCTGGATCTGAAAGCGGAATATACACCGCTGCAGCACGAAATCAAGCTGGTGGACGAAGAGACACTGAAATTCATTGACGAAAAGATCCTGAGAAACTGGGGTGTACCGTTATCGATCCTGACCGGAGACTACACAAAAAGCCAGTATGAAGCATTTTACCAAAAGACGCTGGAGCCGCTGATCATATCCATATCACAGGCTTTTACCAAAAAACTGTTTACAGATCGCGAAAGGTCATTTGGAAACAGGATTGAACTGTATCCGAAAGATCTGATCTTTATGACGGTAGAGCAGACGCTTGAAATGGTGAACCTGTTAAGCAATACCGGTTGCATCTATGAGAATGAGAAACGTGTGGCGTTTGGACTTAGGCCGCTTCCGGAACTGGAGGGAAAGCGTTATATGTCACTAAACTGGGTTGATATGGATATTGCAAATCAATATCAGGTGGGAAAAAACGAGAAAGAAGGAGAGGCAGATGGAACAGAAGAATAAACCGCTGGAACAGCGTTCCTATCATTTTGAGGTCCGGGCGGAAGAGTCCGAAGCCGGGAATATCATTACCGGCCGGCCGATTGTATACAACAGCCGGACGGATCTTGGATGGTTTGATGAGATCATTGAACCAGGTGCCCTGAACAATACAGATCTGACGGATGTACGGTTTCTGGTAAACCATGATACCAGTAAAATTCCACTGGCAAGATCCAGACGGAATAACGGAAACAGTACCATGCAGCTCACTACCGACAATGAGGGTCTGGGTATCCGGGTAACATTGGACACAGAAAACAACAGTGAAGCAAGGGCACTGTACAGTGCCGTACAGCGTGGCGATATTTCCGGAATGTCATTTATGTTCGGCATCCGGGACGAAGAGTGGGAGAACCTTGACAGCGACCACCCGACACGTCATATCAGAGATATCAGCACAGTCGTCGAAGTAAGTGCCGTGACATTTCCGGCCTATGAATCGACTGAAATAAATGCACGAAGCAAGGAGGCATTGGACAATGCCCGGTCAGCAGTGGAGACTGCAAGGCAGCAGGGTGCACCGTCAGTGGAAACTGATGACCTGGAACTTTTAAAAGAAAAAGCAAAAATCTTAGGAGGTTTTTAAGTGGGCAGAAAGAAAGTATTAGAGAAACGCCTGGCAAGACTGCAGGCGAAGAAAACAAAACTGACAGAGAGAGCACTTGCATCCCAGGATGCAGCGGAAGTAAGAAGCATCAATGAGGAACTGGGCGAGCTGAATGAAGAAATCGCAGAAACACAGGAAGAGATCGATACGATTGAAGAGGTGACACCGGACCCGGAACCAGATCCGAACCAGCAGAGAAGCAACCCGCCTGTGGGGGCACAGCAGGTAAACAACGGAATCCCGATGGCATCCTATTCTCAGAATCCGGCAGGTACACAGCAGAGAGAGAATAAAGATCCATATGCTTCCATGGAATACCGTGAGGCATTTAAGGCGTATGTACAGAGAGGCACACCAATTCCGGAAAATCTGACACAGCGTGCAGGCGGCGATGCAGGACCAACTGTGGCAGCTGATCTTGGTATGATCATCCCGACAACGATCATGAATGAATTCATCAAAAAAGTTTCCAAAGTGTACGGTCAGCTGTACAGCAAAGTACGCAAGCTGAATATTCAGGGCGGCGTAAAATTCCCGATTTCAGATCTGAAAGCAAATTTCAAATGGATTACGGAAACAACTCCTTCAGGCCGCCAGAAAGCCGGAGACGTAAAAGAATATGTTGAATTTTCCTACAATATCGGAGAGATCCGCGTATCCCAGACCTTACTTTCACAGGTTGTTGCTCTCCAGATGTTTGAGAAAGAGATCGTCCGCATTATGACAGAAGCATATGTGGAAGCCATGGACAAGGGTATCATTGCCGGAACAGGTGCAGGTCAGATGCTGGGCATCCTGAAGGATACCAGGGTTACAGAACAGACCGGCCATATTATCGAGTTTACTGCGGAACAGTTTGGAGACTGGGCACAGTGGAGAAAGAGGCTGTTTTCTGTGATTCCGCTTTCCAAGCGAGGAAAAGGAGAATTTATTTTTACTGCCAGCACCGTAGAGTCCAACCTTCTGACCATGAAAGATGCAAACAACCGTCCGATCTTCAAAGAGGCTGCTGAGTTAAATGTCGGGGAAAGTGCAACAGACGGCAGATTCTACGGCCGTGAGGTTGCGATGGTTGAGCCGGATATTGTAGCAGACTTTGATACGGCAGGCAGCGGCGAGGTCGTAGGCGTTTACTGGATTCCTGACGATTATGCGATCAATACTAATCTTGCATTTGGCATGAAACGCTATTTTGACGAGGACAAAAACGAATGGGTGAACAAAGGCTTAACGATCGTTGACGGAAAGATCCTGGACCCATCCGGTGTCTATATCATCAAAAAGAAATGATGAGGTGAGAAATGAGCAGCACAACAGTAGAAGCATTAAAAGGATTATGTGCCGCAATCAGAAATGACGGTACGGCAGCAGGTGACATTCCGGGGAATACCATCCCGGAAGTCATCGATCAGATCACGGCAGCGAAAGAAAGCCAGAACAAGGCATCGGAGACAGGCAAAAATACAAGTGAGTAGGAGGTGTCAGGTGACGGATGAAGAACTGCTTGCAGCAGTGAAAAAGAGGATAGGCATTACAGGTGATTATCAGGACGATACGATTAGCGGGCATATTCAGGATGTAAAAGACTATATGGCAGACAGTGGCGTAAGCGATGCGGTCATGGAGTCCGATGCGATCCTTGGAGCCGTTACCCGTGGTGTATCAGATCTGTGGGATTATGGGAGCGGAAGCGGGGAGTTTTCCCCCTACTTCTTCCAGAGGGTCACGCAGCTGACGTACAAAGGCGGTGAGGGCATATGAGAGAATACAGGCCGGCATTGTTCACGACTCCGATAAAACTGCTGGCACCGGGCTATCAGACAGTCAAGGGTGTGCCAAGGAAGATTTATCCAGAAGATGGAGAACTGATCTGGTGCAGTTTTAAAACTTATGGTGGGACAGAAAGGACAGTCAATGATATCTATGCGATCGAGGACACTGCGGTGATCGAAACCTGGTATCGCCCGGATATCAGAAGTGACTGTCGGATCATGCTGGCAGAAAACGGTGCCGTGTATGACATCCTCAATGAGCCGGAAGATATGGAGCAACGGCATAAGTACTGCAAATTTAAGGTGCAGCGGATTAAGGGAGGTGCGTAGTCTGGGAAAAAATATGCTGAAACTGGATACCAGTGCTTTTGAAGCATATGCAGAGAGACTGGACAGGCTCGGTGCAAACCTGAAACCGATCTTTACGGAAGCTCTGGAACAGGCGGCTGATAAGATCACGCAGGACACACAGGAAGCGATGCAGAACCAGAACCTTCCGGCGGGAGGAAAGTATCACCATGCCGGAAACCCGACAGAAAGAAGTATCCTGGAGCATCCAAAAGTGAAGTGGTCCGGTATGATCGGTGAAATGGGCGTAGGCTTTGACTTTTCAAAGCATGGTGCAGGGGGTTATCTGATTACCGGAACGCCCAGGATGGCACCGGATCGGGAACTGAACAAAATTTACAAAAGCAAACGGTATATGTCTGAGATTAAAAAAGGCATGAGAAACGTGTTTGAGGATGCGATTCAGGACTATATGGGAGGTTGAAATGGAAGATGATTTGATTGAGATCCTGTCAGGCTTTGGCTTTCCTGTATTCCGGCAGGGGAGCCTGACTGATACCGATGCTTATCCGGACAGTTTTTTTACATTCTGGAACAATGACAGTCCGGATCACGCACACTATGATGGGGATGAGTATGGTACCGAATGGGATTTTGACGTAAATTTTTACAGCACGGATCCAGAGAAAACATACAAAGTTCTGACGGATGCGAGAATCCGGTTGAAACAAAACAGATGGATTATTCCAGGCAAAGGGTATGATGTGGCATCGGATGAGGCCACACACACCGGAAGAGGAATGAGGGCATTTTACTTACAGGTATAGGAGGAAAAAACATGAAAAAAAGCAAAAAGATTTATGAGTACAGAGGTGTTTCGGACGCAGTATATGCAGAGGTTCTGAAAGATGACAGCGAAAATTTTACGGTAGGTGAGGTAAAACCGTTTGTCGGTGTTTCGGAGATTGGAAAAACAACAGAGTCCAGTAATGAGCCACACTATTACGACAATATCCCGGCAATCATTATCTGTTCGACTGGTTCAGATGAGATTTCAATCACCGGTTCTGCATTCCCTATGGACACACTGGCAGAAATCACCGGACAGTATTACGATGAGGCAACCGGGATGATGGTCGAATGCGAACGCACGCAGAAGTACTTTGCATTTGGCTACCGCACGAAGCGAACAGATGGAACAGAAGTACTGGTATGGAGACTGAAAGGCTCGTTTTCCATTCCGGATGCCACACACGTGACAGAAGATGACGGAACCGATGCAAACGGTCAGGAAATTACATACACAGGTATTTCCACAACCCATAAATTTACCAAAACCGGAAAAACGGCGAAAGCGGTAAATGTTGATATGGGACTTGATCTGGTAGATGGCAGCACGTTCTTTGATACCGTCCAGACACCGGACAGCGTAAAGGCAAAAACAGCGTAAGGAACGAAGAACGTAAACAGACAGTGAATAAGACTTCCCGGCATGAAATGTGCCGGGATTTTACAAATGGAGGCAGATAAAGTGAAATTAACCTTAAATGTATACGATGAAAAAGGCGAAGTAAAAAAGATATGCGAAGCACAGACGGTAGACCTGGAATTTGGGACGGTCCGTTCGTTAATGAAGGTGCTGAATGTAGACAAGATGGATGACAGCACGGAACTGCTGTCTTCTGTATACGGTGCATGGGAACAGGTGACAGGAGTACTGAACCGGTGCTTCCCTGATATGGAACCGGAGGACTGGGAACATGTAAAGGTGAAAGAATTATTGCCGGTTGTCCTGAACATCCTGAAAGCATCCTTTACTGAAATCCTCAGCATTCCAAAAGACCCAAAAAACTAGAGGGCGGGGACGATGACACCCCGCTTTTTGAGGTGCTCTTTAATATTAACTATCAGTTGTGCAAAGAATTTCCGGCACTGACACCATACGATATAGAAAAACGGACATTTCACGACGTCATAAGGCTTTACAGTGATGTGCGTGCCATGCAGATCCGGGAAAGCAGATATAAAAACAGGAAAAACAGCAGCGTGATAAGACGGCCTGCCGGAGATGACTGGTTTTAGGAGGTGGGAAGATGGCAGAAGACAGCACGACCCGGATGCGGGTGGATCTGTCAGAATTAAAGAAAGAATTTAAAGATGCACAGCGGCAGATCCAGCTTGTTAATTCTGAATTTAAGGCAGCAACTGCAGGTATGGCAAAATGGGCAGATGATGCTGATGGCGTGTCTGCAAAAATTGAACAGTTAAATGGTGTACTTGCGGCAGAAAACGTAAAGCTGCAGTCTCTGGAAGACCAGTATAAACTTGTGGCACAGGAGCAGGGAGAAAATTCCAGAGGAGCACAGGAACTGCTGATCCGGATCAACAACCAGAAAGCAGCGATCGAACGGACACAGGCAGCACTGGCACAGTATGGGGATCGTCTGGAAAACTTGCAGTCTGAATCACAAAAAGCGGCAGCAGCGACCGAGCAGCTGCAGAACAAAATTTCTGATCAGCAGACAGAGCTGGACAGCCTGAAAAGTAAATACACGGATCTGGTACTTGAACAGGGCGAAAGTTCAGATGAAGCAAAACAGTTAGCCAGCGAGATTCAGGAACTGTCGCAGGAATTACGACAGAACAAACAGAAATTAGAACAGGCCACACAGGCAGCGGGTAACCTGGGTGAAGAACTGGATGATGCCGGAGACGGTGCAGAAGACAGTGCCGGCGGCTTTACAGTTTTAAAAGGTGCACTGGCGGATCTGGTGGCTGATGGCATTAAAGAAGCGGTCAGTGCAATCAAAGAGCTTGCTGCAGATGCACAGGAAGCATATGCGGGATTCCAGGCACAGACGGGAGCCAGTGCGGATGAGATGCGGGAATTTAAGCATGAGATGGATGACCTCTATGCAAATAATTATGGCGAAAGCCTGCAGGATATCGGCGATAAGATGGCGTATGTGAAACAGGTGACCGGTGAAACAGATTCGTCCAAGATCCGGGATCTGGTAGAAAATGCGATCACGTTGGAAGACACTTTCGGCAGTGATTTCAACGAAACCATCCGCGGTGCCAGCAATCTGATGCAGCATTTTGGACTGGATATATCCGAGGCGTTTGACCTGTTTGCGAAAGGCTCACAGGAAGGTCTGGATTATACCGATGAGCTTGGGGATAACATTGCAGAATATGGCGGCAACTTCAAACAGGCGGGATACAGTGCGGAAGAATACTTTCAGTTGCTGAAAAACGGCACCAAAGGCGGAGCATACAACCTGGATAAGGTCAATGATTCCATCAATGAGATAAAGAACCGCCTGGCAGACGGGACCATTGGTGATACAATGGCTGAGATTGACGAAAAGACAGGAGAACTGAAAGACGGAACTGGTATATGGTCAAAAACCACAGAGAAAGCATTTAAAGCATGGCAGAAGGGTAAAGGTAAAATGAAGGATGTCATTGATTCGATTGTCAGTGATATTTCAAACTGCAAGGATGAACAGGAAGCCCTTACCATGGCATCCACAGCGTTCGGGACGATGGGTGAAGACGCAAACCTGAATGTTGTGAAATCCTTAACTACTCTTGGCGAAGATTTCACGGATGTGAAAGGAAAGATGGAAGAGGTCAAAAACGTAAAGTATGATACAGTTGCCTCTTCTCTGGAAACCATCAAACGAGGCTTGACTGTCAATGTGGTGGAACCGATCGCAGGACCGGTACTTTCCAGCCTGTTACAGCTCGCACAGTGGTTTCCGAAACATATTCCGGAAATCGTCACCTTGCTCGCATCGGTAGGAACAGCGATGCTGGTGTTTAATGCTGGTGCAGTGATCGCAAAAACAACCGCAAAGATCGCATTACTGACAGGAGGAATCAAAGCACTGGGGCTGGCAATGGCTGCGAATCCGTGGGGAGCGATCATTGCCGGTGTGGCAGCAGTTGCCGTCGGTATTGCGGCATATACAGCCACACAGAAAGCAGCAAAAGCCCAGGATGATGAAAATATCCAGGCAACAAAGGAGCTGAAAAAGAGTCAGGAAGAATTAAACGCAGCACTGGAAGATTCGAAACGCACAAGAGAAGAAAATAACACAGCAGCGGAAGCTCAGACAAAACAGGCAGATATCTATGCGGAACGTCTGGAACAGCTGGCAGGAGTGGAAGAAAAGAGTGCAGCACAGAAAGAGCTGATGAAAGACTATGTGGACAAGCTGAATGAGCTTATGCCGGATCTGAATGCAAAGTATGATGAAGAGGCAGATAAACTGAACATGTCCACAGATGCGATCAAAGATAATATCCGGGCTCAGAAAGAACTGATCCTGGCAAAAGCAGCCCAGAAAAATCTGGAAGGGATTGCAGAAGATATCGCAAAGCTGGAGATCGAACAGTCTGATATCGCAAAGCAGCACGCAGACAATGAACTTGCACTGCAGGCGGCAGTAGAGAAAACACAGGAAGCAAAAGAAGCCTATGCACAGACAGGCTATGATGTTTCTTCTATGGAGCATAAAAATTATCTGGAGGCAGTTGGAGACGAAGGACAGAAACGCACTGCCTATGAAGAGACAAGAAAGGCACTGGAAGAAAACAAAAAATCTCTGGAAGCCCTGAACGATGAATACAATAATACAGAAAAATACGCACAGGACAAACTGGACGCATCCGAAATGGAAAAGAGTATCGCAGCCATTACGGAAAAAATGCGAAAAAAAGGCATAGAGATACCAGAAGCTGTAGCGGAAGGCATGCAGTCCGGTCAGTACGTCATCCCGGAAAAAGTAAAAGGGATGAAAAACCTGATCAATTTTGATGAACTGGCAGCGGAAGCAGGCTTGAGCGGCACTAAGATTCCAAAAAACCTCGCAAAAGGCATCAGTGATAACAGCATTTCTGCAAAAGATGCTATTGAAGCTCTGAAAAAAGTAGCTGACTTTGATAATTCAGATGCAGTGAAGAACGCAGAGAAAGCCGGTATCAAGATTCCAGAGTTCCTGCGAAAAGGTATTGCAAGCGGAAAACTGAGTGTAGAGGATGCGGTGAAGCGTGTCAGCGACCTTACGTCATTGGATAAAGCAGTACAAAAGGCAGGATTTGAGGGGCTTGAAATTCCAAAGGCTCTTGCAAAAAGCGTGTTAAAAGGCAAGACAAGTGTGGAAGATGCCCAGAAACGTATCGAAGATGCCATAAGTTTCCGGAAAACAGCAAGGAAAAATGGCATTACCGGAAAAAACGCAGTCAATGCATTTGCAGAAGCCATCTTAAGCGGTGAGATGACGGTGGAAGAAGCGGCGAAAAAAGTTTCACAGGCAAATGTAAGAGGTGTAAAGTCCGGTGCGAAAGGCATGAAAAATGCAGGCGAGGAACATGTAAAAGAATATGTTACCGGTGAGAATTCACAGAAACCGGCAGTGGAAAAAGCCAGTCGGGATTTGACCGAAGCTTCGGTAAAAGAAGCAAAAAGCGGAGCAAAGAAAATGAAAGCTCCTGGAGCAGATGGTACAAATTATTATGCGGCAGGTTTGCAAAGCGGAACCGAGACAGTAAGAAGCAGCAGTGCAACAGTAGGAAAAGCGGCTAACGATTCCCTGGATTCCTACAAAAATGAAACAGTGACGTCCGGTAAGAATTTTGTACAGGGGTTTATTAATGGTATGGCTTCTATGGCACAATCTCTTTTCGGCAAAGCGTATGAATTAGCACGAGGAGCCTGGAATTCATTGCGAAAAGGGCAGCAGGAAGGTTCACCGTCCAAACTGACAAAAAAATCCGGTGTGTTTTTTGGCCAGGGTTATATCAATGGTATCAACAGTATGCTTCCGACATTGATGAAGACTGCTAAGAATTTTGCAGATACGTCTGTTAAGACTCTGAAAAAGAATACAGGGCAGGATATGTTTAAAAGTGCGGGCAGAAAATTCATGCAGAGGACATTAAATGGATTACAGCCTGCAGTCGATGGAAAAAAGAAGACACAGACGAATCTGTATAATGCTGGCAAGAAGATCACGGAGAATTATGCAAAAGGCGTGACTGATGGGCAGAGCGAACTGCAGACAGCAGTAAAGGGAATGGTTACTACTGTGTTGACAACCATGCTGGATCTGATAAAATTCAATTTTTCCAAAGTGGCAGAAAAAGCAGGCAGTCAGTTTGGAACCGAACTGTCAAAGAAAATCACGTACATCAATAATAAAGCCCAGTATCAGAGTGAGCAGAAAGCGGAACAGCTGGAAAAGAAACTGAGTAAGTATGAAACAGACAAGAAAACTGCCCAGAGCAACTATAAAGCCACTAATACAAAACTGAAAAGCACAGAAAAGAGCCTGACAAGTAACCGGAAAAAATACGCCACAGCGGAAGAAAACTATAAAAAAGCAGCGGGAAAATATAACAGTGCTACAAAAGCAACGCAGAAAGCCAGTTATAAGGAACAGATGCAGAAATATAAAAAGCAGATGGAGACGTACAAAAAAGAGGCAGATGCGGACAAAAAGAGCATCGCATCTTTGAAAAAGAAAAAAGCGGCTTATAAACAGGCGGTAAGCGATAATAAGAAACTGATTAAAGATCAGAAAGCATTTAATGAAGCTTACACAACGGCTTCATCGCAGATGTTAAGCGAATTTTCGGAATCCCTGAGTGACTATCAGACAAAAGCACAGGAATTGATTGATGAAACGATCAATGGCATTGAAACGAAGTATCAGGAAAGATATGATGCACTGATCGAAAAACAAAACACGTTGATCTCAAAACTGAAAAGTGCAGGAGATCTGTTTGAGGTATCCGGTGCAGGTATTATGACCGTCAATGATCTTAAAACTCAGACTCAGAATATCAGGGATTATGCAGATAAATTACAGAAGATTAAAAGCAAAGTGTCATCCGAGCTTTTTGATCAGATTGCAGGTTATGACATGGACCAGGGAAGTGCATTTATGGATCGGTTGCTGGCAATGGATGACCTGGAACTGAAAGCGTATGTTGATGCGTATGATGAAAAAATGAGAGTATCCGAGGAACTGGGAAAAAAGACTTACCAGAAAGACCTTGAGAACGTTGAAAAAGAATACAAAACAGCATTGGAGACAGCATTTAAAGATCTACCGAAAAAGATGGAAGAGCTTGGAAAACAGGCGATGGCCGGTTTTACCGAAGGTCTGACAACCAATACCGATTATATGGCAGAGGCGGTAAAGTCTGTGGTATCCGATATGGTGGAACAGGTCAAGACACTTCTGGATATCCACAGTCCATCGAAAGTGATGGAGAAACTGGGAGTGTATACAGGCGAAGACTTTGGAAACGGATTGTATGAAACAGCAAAACGGGTACAGAAGCAGGCAAAACAGTTCCTTGCTGAAGCAGCGACACCGTTTGAAACGTTTTCGACATCTGTCGGAAATGTCAGAACAGCAGTCGGACAGAATGGCAGTATGGCAGCATCAGAGTCGGTAAATGTTGTAAATAATTATAATCTGGTACAGAACAATACCAGTCCGAAGGCGTTATCTGCATTGGATACCTACAGGGCGAGACGGCAGCAGGTGAGCATGGTAAAAGCCATGACACAGACCGTATAAGGAGGGATAGAGGAATGTATGCACTGACAGCGGAAAATAAATATGGCGAAAGGCTGGAACTGACGCACAATCCCTGTTACGACATCACGGAAATAGATGGTCTCTATCCGCCGGAGGCTGTCATAAACAGTACAAAAACAGCTGGCATGGATGGGGCTGTTTTTAACAGTGCCTATATGAACAGCAGGACGATCACAATCACTCTGGTGGTGAATGGACCGGCCGAGGAAAACAGAATTCAGTTGTATCGATATTTCAAAACAAAATATCCGGTGAGACTGTATTACAAAAACGGTATCCGGGATGTGTATATTGACGGATATGTATCTAAAGTTTCGGTTGAATACTTTAACCAAAAGCAAACGGTGCAGGTGGTTGTTGAATGTCCGTTGCCATTGTTCAACGCAACAGCGGAAAGCAGAACAGAGTTTTCTACTGTTGAAAGCTTATTTGAATTTCCATTTGCAATTGGTTCAGGCGGTATTCCGTTTTCTGAGATCCAGATTGGAAAACAGGAAAGTATTATAAATGGTGGAGATATGGAAACAGGCGTATTGATCAGACTTAATGCTGTAGGAAATGTGGTCAATCCTAAAATATACAACACAGATACCGGAGAATACATGATTATCAATCAGGAAATGCAGAAAGGCGATGAGATTACGATCAATACCAGAAAAAAGCAGAAGTCGGTTACCATGTTGCGTGATGGAACAGTATCCAATCTGATTGGAAAACTGCAGGCGGGATCAACCTGGTTCAGCCTGATTCCGGGGGATAATCTGTTTGCATACGAAGCGGATGAAGCTTCAGATAACCTGAGATGCACATTTATTGTAAATGATCAGTTTGAGGGGGTGTAAGATTGGAAGTCTATGTTTTGGGAAATGACCTGGAAATCATAGATATGATAGACAGTTACGAAAGCATCATATGGACCGTTCAGTATTTTTCACAGAATGACTTTCAGCTGATCGTACCGGCTACTCCTTATTATATAAAGCTCTTGCAAAAAGATCGCCTGTTATGCCGCGAGACAGACCGGATGGAAGACACCTGGAAAAATGTAACGGTGATTGAAAATGTGAACATTTCAACTGACTGGGAAACAGGGGATAAGCTGACTGTAAGCGGAAAAGGATTAAAGAGCATTGTGGGCAGACGCATTGTGTGGAAACAGACAAATCTGACCGGAAACGTAGAAAGGGGTATCCGACAGGTCATCACAGAAAATATTGTGGATCCGGATGACAGCATGCGAAAAATAGAAGGATTTCAACTGGCAGAGGCAGAAGGGATTGCCGATACATTTAACGTTCAGCTGTTAGGTGAAAATATTGCAGAATGGTTGGAATCTACCTGTCAGACGTATGGGATCGGCTGGGATGTGTATATAGAAAATAAAAAATATATTTTTAAAATCTATAAAGGCACTGATCGATCATATAATCAGACCGATGTTTTACCGGTAGTGTTTTCGGATGAGTTTGACAACTTATTGTCTTCCAGTTATTCATACGAAAAGGCAGAATACCGAAACACAGCCCTGATCGGTGGCGAGGGTGAGGGGATCAATAAACGCACCACAACGATCGGTGATACTGCCGGAATGAAACGTTACGAGACATATATTGATGGTTCCAGTGTTTCGAGCAATGGCAAGATCATAACTGAAGAAGAATACTACAAAATGTTACAGAATTACGGAAAAGAACAGCTAAGTAGCGTTGCTTTTACGGAAAAATTCGAAGGAAACGTGGATCCGGCAGGAAATTATGTTTTGAACAAAGATTATTTTCTCGGTGATATTGTTCAGGTGATAAATGCATATGGAATCCGTGCAACGCCGCGGATTATTGAGATTATTGAAAGCGAAGATGAAAACGGAGCGTCTACTGTTCCGACATTCAGCACATGGGAGGTGTAAAATGGCAGTAACCTATGGTTTTTTTAACAGCGTCAATGGGGACAGAAAATATAATGCAGATCAGATGTCATCCTATTTTGATGGACTTGTGACAGATGGGGTATATGAAAAGATAGGTGATGCACTGATTGTGAAAGCCGGTACCGGGATGCAGGTAAGTATCGGAAAAGGTCGTGCTGTTATCCGGTCGAAATGGTTTGACAATGATGCATCATATATCATCAATCTGAATCCGGCTCATGCCACATTGAACAGATACACGGCAATCTGCTTAAGACTGAACCTGGAAGAACGCAAAATAGATTTTTATATGAAAGACAGTGCAGATGCAACAACACCTGTAAAACCTGCAATGGAAGACAGCCAGACAGTCAAAGAATTATGCCTGGCATATATCTATGTGAAACGTAGAGTGACAGAGATTACACAGGCAGACATCACGGACACCAGGGCAAATACACAAATTTGCGGCTGGGTAACCGGGTTGATCAGGCAGGTAGATACCAGTCAGCTGTTTTTGCAGTGGCAGGATGCATATGAAAAAAATATTGCTGAAATGGATGAATGGAAGAAGAAACAGCAGGATTCTTTCGATGAATGGTTTAGAACATTAACAGAGCAGTTGAATGTGAAAACAAAATTGTATGACTATAAAAAAACAGTAACACTGGAAGAAGATAGCGATGAAATTCATATAGGAGACAATTTTTATAACCAGGACGATACAGTATTGTATGCAAATATTAACGGTATTCAGCTTGTAGAAGGGGTGGATTACACAATTGAAGGAATCGGAGCGGGATCTTATTTAAAATTCAAAAATATAATTGAAGCAGGAAATATCATAGAAATCAGAACAATGAGATCAATTATCGGGTAAGGAGGAAAAAATATGATGAACATGATTTTGAAATTACTTGCAGGTAATTCGTTTTTCCGTATCTTATTGATTGCGGTTGCACTGGACACTATTTTAGGGGTGCTTCGGGCGATCAAGGAGCACAAGTTTAATTCCTGCGTGGGCATCGATGGGGCAATCCGCAAATCAGCCATGCTGCTGTCGGTGTGCCTGCTGATGGCAGTGGATGTGATCCTGAATATCAATGTATTGTTTATGGTGCCGCAAAACTACATTGAAATATTAGGAATACATAAGCTTGGGATCTGTGAATTTTTCAGCATCTTGTTTGTACTGTACGAAATTGTAAGTATACTGAAAAACATGACGCTGTGCGGATTGCCGGTGCCGGCAAAAATCAAACGCTGGGTGCAGAAATTCCTTGAGGATATGACAGAAGAGCTTCCGGAAGAGAACCGGACAGGGAACGCATGAACAATTTAAGCAAAACAGAATAAAAAAAGCAAAGGGGACGCATGAGCGTCCTCTTTTATTACAAAAAATGAACGGAGGAAAGCAGAATGAACGGATTATTAAAAATCAATTATGAGACAGAACAGCCAACTGTATCGGCGAGAGAATTACATGAAGGACTGGAAATCAATACGAGATTTAACGATTGGTTTTCACGTATGACGGAATACGGCTTTGAAAATGGAAAAGACTTTTACTCAAAAATGAGTAAAACATCAGAAACAGGAGGCAGACCAGCCGTTGACTATCAAATTTCCATCGACATGGCAAAACAGATCTGTATGATCCAGCGAAACGAAAAGGGCAGACCAGCAGATCGAGAAACTCAAAGCAAGCAATGCAAGCCTTGTGGAAGATATACAGCGGATGAGACCGAAAGAAGTGTTTGCGGATGCCGTCAGCGTGTCGAACACCTGTATCCTGATCGGGGAGCTGGCAAAGATATTGAAACAAAATGGTGTAGACATCGGACAGAACAGACTGTTCACATGGATGCGTGAAAACAGGTTCCTGATCAGCAGAAAAGGGACAGATTACAATATGCCAACGCAGAGAAGCATGGAAGCTGGTTTATTTGAAATTAAAGAAAGAACAATCAATAATCTAGATGGCAGTGTGCGGATCACAAAGACCGTGCTGGTGACAGGGAAAGGGCAGCAGTATTTTGTGAATAAATTTTTGAATAATGAAAAATAACTCTTGACTTTTGTAGCTACATAAGTTATACTAAAGATAGTTAAGGAAGACCTTAACGAGTAAGGTGGCAGGTGCCGGAAAGGAGAAAAGATGGAAGAGCAAATGACAGTTTTAGAAATGCAGAGATTTCTCAATCAGCAGTACGCTGAGGGAAAGACGGAGCTGGAAGCCTACAGAAATCTAATGATGATTCTGGGACTTACCTATCCGAAGAAAGACAAATAAAAAGAGCCGCTTAATAAAAAGCGACTCACACACACAAACAGGCGGTACTTGCCACCGCCTGTACACAAATAAAATGTAACACAATTTGTGAAAAAAGGCAAGAGTAAAGAGGCGAGAACAGTAGAAACAGTAAAGAAAAATGGAAGACCTTATGCAAATGGTTCTGAAAAATCCATAACAAAAAGAGCCAGAATGACGGAAGAAGACGTAGCGAAGCTGAAATATTGCTGTGAAAAGTTAGGTAAAACGGAATCGGATATTATAAGGCTTGGAATTGAGGCAATTTACCAGCAAGCCACAGGATGACAGAATAATCATAATCATAATTATATTAGACATTGAGAGAGCCTGGAAACAAGCTCTCTTTTTGTATACAAAAAAAGAAAGGCAGGTAAAACTATGAGCTACAAAATCACAAACGCCATATCATCATCCAGAGTCCCAGCATGGGGAAACAAAAAGAAGTATATCGCAGTGCATTATCTGGGCGTGGTCGGTCAGGCTCACGATCTGGCATCTGATGGATGCGGTGCCCACTTTTACATCTACTGGGACGGCACCATCTACCAGCGATGCAGTCTGGACGCCGTGCCGTGGGCGGTTGGCACGGCTGGTTATTACACCCAGAAGCACCCGGAAGCCAACAACTACAACACGATCAGCATCGAAATGTGCTGCAAGTGTGACGGCAACGCCGCACTGGCATCTGACCCGAAATGGTATTTTACGAAAGAGACGCAGGAGGCCTGTGTATGGCTGGTAAGGCATCTGATGGGGCAGCTTGGCATCGCTGCAGACCATGTCCTGCGACACTATGATATTGTCAACAAGGTATGCCCGGCACCGTATGTGCACAACAACAGCTATAGGACCAGCTGGAAATGGGACGAGTTCAAGAAAAAAATTGCCGGATCAGGTGACATTCTTCCGACAAGCACGAAACCGTGGTATCGTGTCCGCAAGACCTGGAAAAACGCCAGCAGTCAGATCGGGGCATTTAAAACGATGAAGAAAGCCAAGCAGTGTGCAGATCAGCACGCCGGGTATCATGTATACAACGATGCCGGTAAAAAGATGTACACATCAGCCAAACTCCCATACAAGGTGCGGCCGAAAACTGAAAATGTCCCGATCAGGACAGGACCGGCCAAAACATACAGTGCTGCCAGAACGTTTTTGCAGTCAGGTAAGTACGAGATCGTAGAAGAAAAGAACGGATTCGGCAAGCTGAAAAGCGGTGTAGGATGGGTGTACTTGAAGAAAGTGGAGAGGGTATAAAAACGCACCTCTACTTCGCAGAGTAAAGGTGCAGCATATTATACCAATCATTGTCGTTTCATATTTAAAAGTAATATTTGTACGTTGTTTCAAAAAGGGCACCCTGGACGGAACAGAGTACATCGGATTCTGTTCAAAAGAATATTTGGAAAAATAAAAAGGAAACGGAGAAACATGAAGAACGAGACATACGAAGAATTTGTTGAAAAATTCAAACCTAAAAAGACAACAGATGACTGCTATACTCCGCCGGAAATATACGAATTGATAAAGGACTGGGCGTGTAAAAAATATGGGATAAAACCAGATAAAATCATACGCCCATTCTGGCCAGGGGGGGATTATCAGAGCGTAGAATATCCAGAAGAATGTGTCGTGCTGGATAACCCACCATTTTCAATACTGGCCAAAATATGCGACTTCTATTTGGCGAGAGACATACAGTTTTTTCTGTTTGCACCATCATTGACATGCTTCAACAGCAAGAACAGCTGGAACAAGACAAACCACATAGTATGCGACTGCAGTATAGAGTACGAAAACGGAGCAGTAGTGAAAACGTCATTTATAACAAATTACGAGGCAGACATCACAGCACAGACAGCTCCTGATCTGACAAAGCTGGTAAATGATAAAGTAACAGAGCTAAGAAGAGAAAAGAAGAAACAGTTGCCTAAATACAGCTATCCTGATCACCTGGTAACTGCGGCGATGTTGCAAAAGATGTCACACTACGGGATAGACTTTAAGGTGCGTCGTAGAGATTGCATGAGGGTCAGACAGTTGGATGCACAGAAAGCAACAGGCAAAGAAATATTCGGATATGGGTTACTGTTATCAGAGAAGGCAGCAGTAGAGAAGGCAGCAGCAGAGAAGGCAGCAGCAGAGAAGGCAGCAGCAGAGAAGGCAGCAGAGAAGGCAACGGTAACGATGTATAGCTTGTCAGAAAGAGAAGTTGCAATCGTTCAGAAACTTGGAACAGAAGAAAAAAACAAAGAGTAAGAAAGAGGGCAGCGGTCAAAAGATCGCTGCCTTTTGTACATTATGCCTCCGGAAGTGCGTGAATAAGAGCCGGATCGGAACCCCTCAAAAGGAAAATTGCACAAAAAATATAGTTTTACTAACTATGCAATACCGACCGGCAATCTGGATTCCAAAACCAGCCAGGATGTATTGAGCCTTTTGAAAGTCA